AGGAACACATCATCCCCTGACCGGGAACTTCCTGGCATCCCGCCTGTACCTGCGCCTGCGCGTGACTCGCCAGCAACACGGTGACGATACCGATAAGAACGAACTTCATGAGTTGATCCTCCTAAGGTCATAACTAACGTTCGTCAACAAACATATGAGATACTAGCGATTGACATTGATCAAAACGTCCACAAAATGTATAGCACCCGCCAGTTTGACGGCGATTTGGATGAGCGGGGCAATGCGGGCTTCGCGGTCGGCCTGTGACTGGAGGTCGACATTGTTGGCAAAGGTGTACCAACCGGCGTGCAGGGTGTCTCCCTGATGCAGTTCACCAAAGCCTGGGGCGTTCCACACACCCGGTGCGATCAGCCCATTGGTGACGCCCTGCGACAGGCTGGCGTCACAGGTGGTGACCAAGACATGGACACCCGGATTGGTCTGGGGAATTTTCGGGCTGGTGTACAGAACATTGAACAAATCGTTCTGTATCCGGTTCGCCAACCAATCGAGACCGTGCATCTCATCAAAGTACGCACGACCCGACATCACACCTTCCTGAGTGATCGCCGCGCCGTTGTTGTACATGGTGTAGACATTGTATCTTTTGTCGGCGAGTGTCGTAGCCTGTGACCCGGAAATCACTTCGGGAACAATACTCGGCTCGACCTTGAACTTCATGGTTAGTGTAGTGTTACTTCCCTCGAAATTCACTGTCAGCGCCCGACCGAAAAAGGAACAGATCGCGTAGGGTGAGTGCAGTGACCACTGAATGACTGTCCGCATGTAGTCGGCGAGCATCGCCTGCGAACCGATGTCGGTGGTATTCGCCGGGTCGAGCGCAGTTTGTTCATTGGTGGTGATGCCGTACATATGCTTGTCACTCGCCGCCTCGATATAGGCGGAACAAGCAAGATGTTCAGCATCGGTCAGTACCCGCGATGCCGCGAAGGTACTTGCGTACCAGCCACGTCCATCGACACGGGCGATTGCCGCCACCGGTGTCTCGGCGGCGATACCGGCGGTGCTCCGAATCGCCGTGGCACTGGTCATCATCAACTGCGCCGAGATGTCGACACCGGAGGAGGGTGCCGCAAAGAACGACACCTGGGAGGTCGGGCCAGCGGTGCCCGACTGGCAAATAAACTGAGTGCCGTTCCAAGTGAAACTCGACTGCGGGGAAGTGGCACGCAGTGCCGTCTGGATTATATTTGCCACGGCATTGAGGTTGGTGGCCCCGGAGAAATTAAGGCCAGTCACCTGAGTCGCCGCCGCGCCGTCAAGCTGCACGGAGAAACCGCCAGCAGTGATGCTAGTCCAGTTCGACATCAGCATCTGCTGGGCAGTCAGTAAGCCACCGGTCAACCGAGCCTTGGTCGCGGTGTTGGCCCATTCGCCGATATAGCAGGTACCCGGCTGCGGTATCTGGGCGAAGAACGCCAATGCCGCAAGATACTCCGGTGCGGTGGTGCCAAAATCACCAGCCACATCACTGATGGTGTTATACTCGCGGATCGCCTCGCCGGTATCGATAACACCGGAGTCACCCATAATCAACAGAGTGTCAAACCGCTGTGTCGGGATCGCCTGCGGAGCGAAGTTGACTTCGACATCGACAACGCGGCTGACAGACAAGCCTTGTGTCATCGTGGTGACTCCTTCCTATTGAGATAGCCCGGTAATTTTACCGTAAGCCGCCATCGCGATACCGCCGTTCCAACTAGCCGACACATTCAGATAATAAGTCACCGGATCAGCAGTATCGAGGTACACCCAACCCAAAGGCAGGACACACCCGACACCGACATTCGACGGTGCAGTTATCGTCACCGATCGATCAACAGCGGGGTCTGCCGGATAATTGGTGTCGGGAGCAAGCGTTGCTGCCAACCGCATTACATTAGACGCGTTGCCACTGATCAGATCAAACCACGCTTCAGCGTGCACCAGCCACTTACCCGCTGGTATGTCTAGCGTAACGACAGTCGCCATCGTATCGCTAGACAACGCGACACGGTTCGAAGAAGGAACAACCTGATGGATGAACTGTGGCGGCTGAGTTACCGGTATCTGACTGACAACGAACTGAGACACTTGCTCTAGTGTCATCTGCGCCAGGGTATCGTTGGTACCGCACCCTTCCGGGTTCTGGCACACCGCAAAGCTGTCAGTACCTGTCGCGGTGACTGCCGGTGGGAGGTCGCCTAGCGATACGATGCGGTCTTCGCTCATAGGGTTTGCCCCACGCCAAGTACCTTACCGCCACCGACACCCAGCACGCCAATCCCAGTGTCCAGCATGATCGGGTAGATATCCGGGTCGGCAGTGTCGATCTCCCGGTTGAGCAAACGGGTCTCACCCGGCGGCTGCGCGTTGAGGTCGACTTGGGCACGCAGCAGATTCAGGACGTTGTAGTTGTACCTGATCTCGCGCCGGATAGTGACCGTCATGTCTGTGCGCGGCCACCAGCGTTCCTTGACCAGTTCCGCCGCTCGCGTGAACCCCGTGGTATCGACCAGCGCCACCGCATTGAGCCGGAACACCGCGAGGTTCTGTTCCACCCACAACCCGCGCCGACACAGTGACTGGTAGTATTCGTTGTTGGGTCCGTAGAACGAGCACAGGATTTCGGACTCTTCCATCTCCTGCAACGCGTCGTAACCCTCGCCCTCACCGATGTGGATAAACACCGGGCGGGGATCGGTACGTGTGTTTGTGGTACCAAACGCCATCCAATTGACACTGATGTCGGGACGCAGCGGCGGTTCCTCCTGCCAGCGCGGACGCACCAGGGTTGGGTCCAACCCGGTGACACCGGCGAACACATCGTGCAGGAAGTCTTCCCAGGTATCATCTTGCGGCGGGTTTGGTCCCGGTACCGCCGGACCCAAGTAACCCGCAAACCGGCTGTCAGTGACAAACGGCATCAGGCACTCCCCATCGGTTCCGGTATCGGCGGGTAGTCGACATTGCCCTTCGAGGTGGCGACAGCATGGACAAAACCGCGACCATACCCGCTGTAATCCTCAAGGAAATTGACGATAAACAACGAGTTACGCCAAAGTATCTCATCCGGGTGAGTGACATTGCCGACCTCGTCACGCGCCGGACCCTGGATGCGGAATGGCGTGTACAGCGAGATCGTCTTGTGCATCATGCCCCACTCCGGGACACGCTGGAGATCGACCGGTGACGCTGCGGTGACAACAGCAAGCGCGGACATCGAGGTGTCCTTGGTCGACACCCGGCCCCGATTGTCGATGTACGCCACACGCCGGATTACCACGATCTGGTCCCAGAACGAGATATCAAAAGCGTCGTTGCAATCAAGACTAGGCACCGCTACACTCCCGCATGACCATCAAACGATCGCTCATCGAGCAAGCCGCCAAGAAGAAAAGTATCAGTCACTCTTACCTCTGTGTCTAATGATGTACGCCACAGAATTTATAAATTGCGCGGTGTCGATCAACGCCGTGGTGTCATCGGCGGTCATTGCCTTGCGCCGGTAGGTGCTGCCTCTCGACCGGCGGCGGCGCGCGTCCACGGTAGCCTGGGCGAGCGGCGGCGGGATGTTGGACTGGATACGATCCTTGACCCCGTCCACCGCCTTCATCCCCGCCGCGTGGAACGCCTTGTCAGCCTCTTGGAGCTTACCTTCGAACGCCAGGATACCGGCGCGCCTCAGGTAGGGGAGCCACTGTCGCTGGCTCTCTCTGACACCAGGACTGAGCCAGGGACGTGCCGGGATGTTCGCCGCCGGTGCGCCGGTTTCGTGGATGTAACCGATGTTGGCGTTACCGATCGAGGTATCGGTGCGTTTCTCGGTTCCCGTCGCCCGCCCGCCGGTTTCATTGAGGTGCGGCTGTTCAGCATCGGACGGGATACCGACCATAACGGTAGTATTGGCCAGTCGCTTGATCGCATCGGCCACCTGTTGGTGATTGTCCACCAGTACCTCTAGGTGCGGTCCCCGCCGCTGGCCTTGTGCCATCGGTTACTCTGCTTAAGTGTCTCTGTCTAGTCCCACGGGTTTAGTGCCACACCCCCGCACTAGGCTTGAGGTCGCCACTGAGATTGCGGCGCACCGGGCGATTCGCTTCGGCGTCGATAATCGCCGGGGCGAGCGGTTCCTTGTCGAGGATTTCCTGCAACGACTTCACCACCTCGCTGTGCATATCGTGCAGTACCTGATCACTGTCAGGCTGCGGCGGATGGGCACTAGCGGTCGGCTTGGTGCTGCGTGACTGTTCCCTCGAAGCAGGTTCCTTATGTTCCTCGCCCTTCTTCTTGAGCGCGTCACCGTGGTACTCAGCCATCGCCGCGTGATACTGGACGTTGCGTTCCAGCTTCTTGCGCATCGTTGGACTCATTGTTACCTCCTGTCAGGTACGCATCGAGTGTGCGGGTAAGTTCCCGCGTGGCATGGGCTTCCTCGATCGATCCCGGCTGTGCGATCCAAAACGCCTTCAGTGACCGAATGACGTTGATCGTCAGTGTGGTGCGCCGTTCCATAGTCACAACTGGATCGGGGCTGCACCAGCCATTCGCAGGTAGTAGAGGAACTGGTTCCCCCACGGTGTCAAACCCCACCACCCTGCGTCTTTTTCCATGCCGATCATGTTGTCGTAACTCAACGACACACCGTCGACCGACTTCGAGGCAGCGACACCGGACCCCGTCAGTGGCATGCTCATATAGGTGGGTCCACCCATCCCCGGCATGCCCGCTCGCTGCGCCATCATGTCCTGGACCGCGAGATTATGCGCTACCCACAGGTGTAAGCCAAGCTGATAAAATTGACCCCAGCGATACTGGTTGATCGCCGGTGTCGAGTTGGGCGGCGAGCACGCCTGATCAATCCAGTACTGCACCTCTTCGTCGGTAAACCGACCCGCGTCGGCGAACGCCGGATAGTCGGCGCGGAACTCCTCGACGGTGAACGCTTCGGCTGTGCCGTCGACGCTGCCCTTGGAGACCTTGACGTTACCGTCCAGTACCAAGACGCGACCATCATCGATAGTAACACTGACACCCAACGTGTAGATCGCACCGTCGACAAAGCCGCCACACAGCGCCGTCACCTTGTTGATCTGCGGCGGTGGCGACGGGATGCTCTGCGGCTCGACGTGACTGCTTGGGTCGGGATCAGTTATCGACGGCGGGCTATCCGCTGACAGCACGCATGTCCACGCCGCTTCGGTAATGTTACCGGTCGACCCTAGCTTCTTGCTGAAGTCGAAAGTGAAGAAGTCAGTCTCGTCCGGTCTGATCGCCGGAAAGGGACCGCCGGTCGAGACACGCGCCATGAGTCACCCTTTACCGCTTGCGTGACGCCCAAAACGCCCGGTTGGCTGCGTTCATCGAGCGCAGAGAGTCACCGGTAGACACCGTGGTCTTGGCGGCACCGGGCGTCGAACTGATCGTCGGGGCCGGGATACCCATGCCGAGATTGTTCATCGGCGCGCCGGACTGGACGTTCGAGAACGTCGAGGATTGATCCTTGGCCTTGGCGTCCTTCGAGTCCTTGTTGCGCTCCGGTGCCTTGGCTTCCGTCATCGGACCGCGCGGCGTGCTTTCGGGAAGTGACACCTCGCCCAGCAAATCCTTGTGCGGTTCGGGACCGGGGTACGGACTCGTCATCGGTTGTTCGTCGTTGGAATGAGTCACCGTAGTTCTCCCCAGTCCTGGTACCGTGCGGGAGTGCGTAATCCTTTGCGTCTGCGCATCGACGCCGGAAATAGTTCCTTTATTCTTGCTGGCGTAAAAGACACGCTCGCCCTTTTCGTTGCCATACTGTTCCTGCATGGCACTTTTTATCTTCTCACCCTTTGCATTTAGTGGCACAGTTCCGCCTCCATCGTCAGATGGTAACGAACTTTGTCACCGAATTTACTACCGCCGGGACCGCGTCGATTGAGGTCTTGGATGTAGTAAAAACAG